TACCGGACAACCGCCTCTGTAATGCTCTAATACTAGTGACTGTGCTACTCAGATGAAGCTCATATATTTTTTGCCCGCCCTGGGCAAAGAGTGACCGATAAATCTAGATGAAATCTAAAAACAAGTTGATGAGCGCAAGCGAAATCAACAGACTAACGAAGTTAGTCTTAGAAGAATGGCATTCCTGATTTCTTGGCAGTTTCTAGATTATCTTTAATGATCTCATTTATGATTTTTCTATCTTCAGTGCCTAATAACATAGCGTCTGAATAAGATATACCACCGCGCATGTACCAGCAGAATCTCAATAGTTCGTCTTTGATTTGTTTAACTTGATTTTCGTAGCTCTTAACTAAGCCTAATATTTCTTCGGCGGTTTTTGTTAAGAGCGTTTGCCGAAAAAACTTGAATAGTCAAATGTTAGAGCAACGTTATATTCTTTGGTACAACTGTTGCAAGAACCAATTTGCGATTTTACTGCACCTTCTTTGTTGATTTGTTCTATCTTTTCTTGCAAGGCCTTGCAAATTTCGCTGTCACAATTGAAATAAAATTCTTCAATATATTCAGGTTCTGACACCACAGTCCCTGTATCAAGTATTTCAATATATTCGGTGTTATCTACTAGTAATTTGGCATTTAGTTTGATAAGTCGATCCAAATGTTGCTTGTAGGCTTCAAGTTTGGCGGGATCGCTGCCGTCAGGAACACCAATATTGTCTAACACTCTTTGCTCTTCATATGCAATCTTGTTGGTTTCGTTTACACTAGCATAATTCTGCGGTTTTAATTTAATTTTAATATCACCTATCTGCACCTTTTGTGTGTAATTGGGTACAGTAATATTGTCAAGATATGAGCTTAGATCTATATCAAATCTGTTTTCTTCTCCACAGTGTGGGCATTTGGTGTCCACTGGCATGTCGCTGCCGTACGAGGCAATTCTAATAGATATCAACACTGGGTCAACATCAACACTGGGCATTTGCCAAGCGTCAGTGATATTAGGGCAACAGCTTTGTATAACATCAACTACACCTTGTCCGTTTAATAGTGCGTCTGGAGTTTTAAGCAAGATTTCATCTCGAGCTGTCATGGGATATACCGGTATTTCACCTACTTCTGGCAAGTCAAGTCCATTATCCCAAAACTGACCACCGCTGGGCAATCGCAAGTAAATTGCGGGCTGCCTAAAGTGAGCACGAAGAGGATTAGCTGGTTTTTGATCCATTTTTGATTCCTATAAATAATTGATAACACTATTTATAGGCCAAAACCATGACTGAAGCAGAAGTTCAACAAGCGATACAAGCACTGGCACAACTGGGCGCAGCCGCTGGTAGTTCGCGAGCAGGTATAGCAGCAGTAGGTCAGAGCATGGCTCGACTGCGCGGAGAAATGCAGCGCGGCACTGGTACTATCCAGCAGAACACACAAGAACTACGCCGGCTAATGACCGATTTTGACAATCTTGACCGTGCAACCAAAAGTTCGGCAGCCGGGCAAGCCATGTTGGCAGAACAAAGCAAGATGGCCGGCCAAATCATGCGAGATGCAGCCGGCCAAATGTCAGGCGCATTGATCAAAGGTGGTGTAGTTGAAGCTGTCAGTTTCTTTAAGAATCAAGTATTTGCTGCTGCGGAAAGTTATACACAAGGTGTTAGTGGTACCACTGCCGCACTCAGACAGCAGCAGGTTGGGCTGCAAAGCAACATTGATTTACTAAACAGATTGTCTAGTGGTGCAGCACTAGCAGCTGAAATGTTGGCTTTGATACCCAATCCTGCAGCTAGAGTGGGTGCAGTTTCAGCTGCTGCTGCCAGCGGTATAACAGCTTTCTTATCCAGTGCTGTAGAACAGCAAAGAAAAGCATATGATTTACTTGGTCAAGAACTAAGTGCAACCACAGTTGCCTACCAAACACAAACAAAAGCAGGAATGGCATACACTGACGGAATGGACGAACAGCGAAAAGTGGCCAGTATACTTCGTTTGAACATGGGCGAACTAACCAATGTTGTTGTGAAAAATAAAGATGACATGATACAATTTGGTGGATCGCTGTATGGCGGTTTAGGCAGGCTCAAAAGAATCAATGAAGAATTTAACAAGTTGTCAAGCGAAGGGCGTAGCTTTAGAGAGCAACTTTACCGTATGGGCATCAGTTATGAAGATCAAAGTCAGGGCATGGTTGATTACATTACTTTGCAGGCACAATCCGGGCAATTGGCAGGAAAAAGTCAACAACAGCTAGCAGAAGAATCTTTCAAATACATGACCAACTTGAAAGCTATATCAGCCTATACCGGCGAGGATGCCAAGGCAGCACAAGCCAGGGCAAGAGCTGCTAGCGAGCAGTTGGCAGTTCAGGCCAAATTGAGACAAAGTCAAGATCCTAAGGCCATGGAAAAGTTTAATGACATGATCAAGCTGATGCCAGCAGACATGCAAAAAGGCATGCAGCAAATGGTTGCTTTTGACGGCACTGTAATTGACAAAAATCTAAACATTTTGTTCTCGCAAAGTCCTACTAGAAAACTAGCCATGGAGGAAGCCTACGACGATTTACGAAGTGGCGTGTATACCAGCGCACAACTTCAAGAACGGCAACAGCAGCGAATGGCAAAGTACGGTAAGGCTATGGAGCAAGAAGCTCTTGCTATGGGCCCAACTTTTGGAGCTGTGAATCTAGCCACAGGAGGACTGAGTGAAGTAGTTGCCCTGGCACAAAACCAAGTCAAAGAAGGGCAAAAAGGTCAAAACGATTTGGTCAACATTCTAGGTACTACTACGCAACAGTTTGAAGATTTAAAAACCAAAGGCACTGAACCTTTACTGAATTCGGTGGTGGCATTAGATACAAAATTTAGAGAAGTTCAATTGCCGCAGTATACTCAAGGATTCACTGATTCCATAAAGAGTATGTTGACTCAAGGCGGAGTAATACGTGATCCTGTCACAGGATCTGTAATCGCCAAATTGCCCACTCTATTAGAACAAAATGAAATGGCAATGCGAAACACATTAGAAGCTTTAAAACTTATGACGTTCTTAGAAAAAATTCCGCCAGTATTTCAAACAATTCAAAATACTGTTGATACATCGGCTACCAACATGACTGACGCCAGCCGCAATTTCACTTTGGCAAGTAATACTCAATTGGATGCAGCCAACAGATTTGGTGCCAGTGTTGACAGATTTAACAATATACCCCGAATGGGCACAGGTGGTGTTGTAGATAAACCTACACTGGCTGTGATAGGCGATAAAGGTCCGGAAGGAGTAATTCCGCTGGGTGATGGCAACACTATCAATGTGGGATTCAAAAATCCAGCCAGTATGTTGGAAAATTTAGCTGCAAAAACCAATGAGTCTAGCACCGCAGAACAAACGATTAGTGGAATATTTAACAGTCCAAACATGATGACCAACGTTTTAGCAGAATTAAAAAACATTATGACTGCAGACAGTCAAGCATCGCAATCTTTAATGAAACAATACACTGAAAAGATGGACACCTTGATTGCTTCTATAGAAGATGGTAATAGATATACTAGAGAAATAGCTAACAACATTGCGTAAACACGGTAAATACTAAACACCTGGAAACAATTCATGTCTTGGAAAAAATATTTTAAATCATCTAATTTACCTAGCAATATCAGCCCAATTGGTAGTGGTCGTATGCCAGATCCTGGATATAGAAATTATCAAAGCAATCTTCCTGATGTGTATATTGGACATCCTAATCGTATAGAGCGTTATAATCAATACGAACAAATGGACATGGATTCGGAGATCAATGCAGCACTAGACATTCTTTCTGAGTTTATGACACAGAAAAACGAAGCTAATAATACTCCATTTGATATCAAGTACAAAGATAACCCCACAGATAATGAAGTAAAAATTATCAAGGAACAGCTGAATCAATGGGTTACAATAAACGAATTTAACAAAAGAATTTTTAAAATAGTTAGAAATACCATAAAATACGGCGATCAAGTGTTTGTGCGAGACCCAGAAAACTTCAAGTTGTTCTGGGTGGAAATGAGCAAGGTGGTCAAGGTTATTGTAAACGAAAGCGAGGGGAAAAAGCCCGAGCAATATATTGTCAAAGACCTCAATCCCAACTTTGAAAATCTCACAGTGACCGCAGTAACAACCAGTGATCAGTACATGAATCACCCACAAGTGGGCGGCCCGTCAGGCAGTTATGTGCAACCAAATGTGCCATTGGGCGGCGGCGGAAGATTTACGCGAGCTCAAAACGAAGCAGCTATCAATGCTGAGCATGTGATACATTTGAGTTTAACTGAAGGTTTAGATGTTTATTGGCCGTTTGGTACCAGCGTGTTAGAAAATGTTTTCAAAGTATTCAAACAAAAAGAATTGCTTGAAGATGCTATTATTATCTATCGTGTACAGCGAGCCCCAGAACGCAGAGTGTTTAAAATTGATGTAGGTAACATGCCTAGCCACATGGCCATGGCCTTTGTGGAACGCATTAAAAACGAAATCAGTCAGCGCAGAATTCCCACACAAACAGGTGGAGGCGCAAACATGATGGATGCCACATATAATCCGCTAGCACAGATGGAAGACTACTTCTTTCCTGTCACAGCAGAAGGCCGCGGAAGCAGTGTTGACACATTGCAAGGTGCAAGCAATCTAGGCGAAATTACTGATTTGAGATATTTTACAAACAAATTGTTTAGAGGTTTGCGTATTCCTAGTAGTTATTTGCCAGTTACATTAGAAGATGGTACACAAGCATTCAATGATGGTCGAGTAGGTACAGCTCTAATACAAGAATGGAGATTTAATCAATATTGTCAACGTTTACAAAGCGCGATCATTGAAAAACTGGATCAAGAATTTAAATTGTTTATGCGCTGGCGCGGTATCAACATTGATAGTCAACTGTTTGAACTGATATTTGAACCGCCACAAAACTTTGCTCAATATAGACAAGCTGATATTGACAGTGCTAGAATCGCCACATTTACCCAGCTAGAAGCATATCCATACATGAGCAAGCGTTGGCTAATGAAACGCTATCTTGGACTCAGCGAACAAGAAATGAGTGAGAACGAAACCATGTGGGCCGAAGAGCAGGGCGATGTAGACCTTGCACCAGCTGATGATCCTACTTTGCGAAACGTTGGTATTAGTCCTGGCGGAATTGCTGCAGACTTGGAAAATGTGGCACCTCCCGCCGAAGAGGCACCAGAAGGCCAAGTAGCACCAGGTACAGGAAGTCCGTTGGGCGGAGGCGCAGGTCCAGCTGGCGCTCCTACTCAAACTGCACCAACTGGCGCGGCAATTTAAAAAATTTGGGTAAATAACTGTATGATTGTTACTGAATTATTTGAACCTGCTAAGCCTGGTTATCAAAGTGAGAAAGACGATAACACGCCGCTCAAGCTGTCAGATCTTAGAAAAACACGGTTGACACTGGGCGATTTAAATCGTTTGCGTATGGCCAATGACGTTAGCAAAGTGGAACACGAATCCAAACTAGAAAAAGTTTCAAAACAATACAAACCACCTGCAGCTCCTGTGGCTCCTATGTAGTCCGCAAGAATCCTTCAAAAAACACCTATTTAACCCCGTAATCTACGTATTTTAGTAAATAAAATACAGCCATATTATTATAAGGAGTTCCTAATGAACAAATATGAACAGCTAATAGAACACATTATCAACGACGAGGAAGACAAAGCTCGTGCGTTGTTTCACGAAATTGTGGTTGAAAAATCACGCGATATTTACGAAAGTCTAATGGACGAGGAGTACACCGAGGAAGATATTGGCGGTAGTCCAGTTGGCGAAATGATGAGAGAAATTGACGCAGATTCAACTGGTGGTATCGGTGAAGGCGAGGGTGAATTTGAGTTGGATGGTGAAGACGATGGCAATTTAACCGGAGATTTTCCATCTGATGGCATGGATAGCGAAGAAGGAGATCTAGAGCAAAAAGTTATGGATCTTGAAGATGAGCTAGAAGCCTTAAAAGCTGAATTTGAACAGTTGATGGGTGGTGACGAAGGCGACATGGATGACATGGGCGACATGGGCGACATGGGCGACAAAGAAGACGACGAAGAAGAAGATGATGAAATGATGGAAATGAGCCATCAAGAAGAAGAAATGGAAGAATCTGTTTATGAATCTACACAGCGTCGTCCATTACAAAAGACCGCAGTAGATCTAATGCGCGAATATGTTGAAAAAATTGGTGCACCTAGCGGACCAATGGCAGGCAGCGGAGCAGGCGGCGATAGCGTAAATGTAAATGACCACTCTGTAGTTGCTGGTAAAAACGACATGGGCGGTACTGCACAAAACATCGCTAAAGGCGGCAGCGAGCAAGCACCAGATGGCACAAGCCCAAAAGGCAAAGCTGACGGTAAGCTAGTAAAAAATGTACAGGAAGTTGAAGTTGCAAAGCGTAATGTAAACAAAGTTGGCGGCGACAAAGGCGCACAAAACTTTTACAAAACAAAAGCTAAAGCAAAATCAGGCGAAGGGCAAACAACCGACGGATCAGTGCCTACAAACCATCGTAGCATTGAAGGCGGCGGTAACTAATTAGGGCAATAATATGGCTTTGTACCTAAGAGAAAATCTTACCTTTGACAACGCAAAAATCAAAGTTTTGTCAGAAGATTCTAGCGATGGCCAAGGTAAGAATTTGTACATGGAAGGGATATTCATTCAAGGTGGAGTAAAAAATGCCAACCAGCGTATCTACCCTGTCAATGAAATTGAAAAAGCCGTAACTCAAATCAATGATCAGATCAAGAGTGGGCATTCTGTGCTCGGCGAAGTTGATCACCCTGATGACCTCAAAATAAATTTGGACCGTGTATCACATATGATTACAGGTATGTGGATGGACGGACCGGCTGGATTTGGTAAATTAAAAATTCTTCCAACACCAATGGGCAAGCTAGTAGAGGCAATGATTACTAGTGGTGTCAAACTAGGTGTTAGTAGTCGTGGTTCAGGTGAAGTAGGAAGTAATGGACATGTCAGCGGTTTTGATATTATAACTGTTGATATTGTAGCACAGCCTTCGGCTCCTAATGCATATCCCAAAGCACTTTATGAGGGTTTAATGAATATGCGTCATGGACACCGAGTGTTAGAAGTGGCTCGTGATGCCACACAAGATCAAAGAGTACAGAAGTACCTGAAAGAAGGCATAACACGCCTTATCAATGACCTTAAGTTAAAATAGGAGAAACCTGATGTTATTAGATGCTATCAAACCATTGGTAGACAGCGGCATCATAAACGAAGATACGCAACAAGCTATCACGGAAGCATGGGAAACCAAACTTCTTGAAGCTCGCGAAACAGTGCGTGCAGAACTTCGTGAAGAATTTGCTCAACGCTATCAGCATGACAAACAAGTTATGGTTGAAGCTCTAGACAGAATGGTAACTGAAAGTCTTCAAAACGAGCTCGAAGAGTTCGCAGCGGAGAAACAGGCTCTAGCAGAAGATCGTGCGAAATTTAAAGTTCACATGATGGAAAGCAGCACCAAGTTCAATGATTTCATGGTTGGTAAACTGGCCGAAGAAATTAAAGAACTACGCGAAGATCGTAAACAATATGAGAACAGTGTAAGTAAGCTAGAATCATTTGTAATCAAGTCTTTAGCGGAAGAAATTCAAGAGTTTGAGCAAGACAAGCAGGCAGTGGTTGAGACAAAAGTTCGTCTAATCGCCGGTGCCAAAGACAAGCTCGCTGAACTACAACAGAATTTCATTGCTCGTTCTGCAGAACTAGTTAAAGAATCAATTACCAGAAAACTAGAGTCAGAAATGACTCAACTCAAAGAAGATATCCAAATTGCTCGCGAGAACATGTTTGGTCGTCAACTCTTTGAAGCTTTTGCAAGCGAATTTGCTGTTACTCATTTAAATGAAAACAAAGAAATTCGCAAGCTGCAAGCTGTTATTGCCGCTAAAGAACAAGCTCTAGCAGAAGCCAGAGCCGAAGCTGATCAAGCTGCAATGATTGTTGAATCAAAAGAAAAAGAAATTAAAGTGATTCGGGAATCAACAGAACGCAAGGAAATACTTGCTAGTCTGCTGAAACCTTTAAACAAGGAGAAAGCTCAAGTCATGAGCGAACTTCTTGAAAGTGTGCAAACTGCTAAGTTGCAAGGTGCATACGACAAGTATCTACCAGCTGTTCTAAACAACACAGCCAGAGTTGAGAGCAAGCCCAAAGCCATGCTCAGCGAAAGCCGTGTAGAAGTAACTGGTGATAAATCTGCTAATACACAAACCGTTGAAGAAAACGCTAATAACGTTTTTGAAATCAAGCGTTTAGCAGGGCTAAAGTAAACCCTAAATAGGAGAAAAGGAAAAAAATGACACAAGCATTACTAGAAAGCCGTTGGGGCGAAACTAAAGACGCTC